TAGGTATGTAGACCTTTAACAGTTTAGTCCTAGGGTTAGAACCTGTTACGGCATAGTTCTGTGTACCATTGACAGTGTTAATTGTCTTTGTGGTACGTAGGATAGACCACATCCAAGCATCTTCAATTTCACGCTTGGTTTCATTGACCATAGCACCAATAAGGTACGAATAGTCTGATTGAATAACTGTAGATACGGTTGTCTCCCGCATCCTAATCATTACACCATTAACACAATCTAGATAGGTAGCCATTACCATTTCACCTTATCAGCCCAGTATGCTGCGGACATCTTACCTTTAGAGATATTCTTAGCATGTCTGGCTTTGAAAGATTTATTCCTAGCAGTACCCTCTGGAGAACCTGAGACACCTTGTTGTCCGAAACGAATAGTCTTAACTTGGTCACCGTCTTTAGCAACAACAACATGAGACTTTGTAGGGTGTCCTGGTGTACGCTTAGGTTTATTAAAACCAGACACACCAGCTCTTTCCAGCCTGGGGTCTTTCTTCATTTCTTTTTAGCAGTCTTAGCTGCATCCTTAAAGTCTTTTGCTGTAGGTGCACCTTTGCTTCCTGGTTTCTTCATCTTTTCACCAGAGCCTTCAGCAATACGCTTACGCTTAGCGTTAATGTTCGCGTATAGTCCAGTTTTCATTAATACTTCTTACGTTTAGCTTCTGTTGCTTTCATCATACACTTACCAGCTTTTTTACACTTAGTAGGTGTAGGGCAACCAGGACAAGGTTTAAACTCTTTCATTTCTTTTTCCTTTCTTAGCCATACCAGCTTCTGACAAAGCAATAGCAACCGCTTGTTTACGAGACTTAACAACAGGACCACCTTTACCACTATGGAGAGAACCTTGCTTGTATTCTCTCATCACTTTTTCAATCTTCTTTGGTCTTTGTCTCATGTTTTTTCCTTCTAAAAACACACTGTACTGTGTCTGTTTCCCATATACGTATTGCAGTCCATACGATAGTAAGCACTGCAGCTATTGCGGGTAATAACTCAGCTAACGTACCGACAACCGTAAGGATTGATATGGCATCGCCTAACTGTTTGACTTGTTCATCAGCTTGGAGAGCCATCAGTGTTTCCCTTTTAGTTCGTTAACGTGTTTCCACAGTTCAGTGATTTGTTTATCGTAACCTTTCTCAAGGTAATCAACTCTTACTTTGATGGTTACTGCGTATGCTGCTATTGCTACTATTGCTGCCCCTAGATACCATAATTTACCTAAAAGCTCCATAGCTTCCATGATGTCACCTATACAGGTACTTTACGAATAGCTCTAATTGCTTGAGTATTGTTTTTAGCAAAAGTGTTGTCTAAACCATCTGCAAAATCTTTTCTATAGGCAGCGGTTGATCCACTCCCACCACTGGTAGATGTCCAGTGTCTTAGTGTATTTGTAAAAAACTCTGATCCAGTGGGTTGGAAGGCAGCTACAGATGTCTGCGCTGGATCGCCGGTTGTATAGTTACTTCTTGGAGGGACAGCATATGAGTTAGCACCGTAAGACGTACTATTGGACGTTGTTGTAGGTTTAAGGTTGTAGTAACAAATCTCTAATTCGTACCTAGATGGCAGATACCAATCCGAGTAACCGTTAATCGTTAGCGCAGCACACCATTGGGCAGCAGGATAAGTAGCCGAATCTAACTCTGCCGTGTTGGTTGCGCCATCGTATTCAGACAATCCAAGGGAGTCTGTTGTAGCAGCAGTCTTGTACTGGATAGAACTGTTGTACCCAGAGGCTTTTGGAGAAACTAACAGGTAGTAAGTGTTACCACCAAAGGCTATTTGCCCTGCGTAGTAACCACCCTGCCAGAACTCACCAATGGCTGTTGGGCCTTGCGTCCTTGTGCCAATACCAAATGATCCAAATCCTTGGGCAGAGCCGCTACCTAATGATTGGATGATAGGCATTATGCGAACCTAGTCTGTGAAGCCAAGACCGTGAACGTAGCTGATCCAGTCTTGATGATGGAGTAAGAGTAAACGTCAATCGAACTAGCATTACCTGCTGTTGGAGCAGTACCACCCAACCACTTAGGAGTTACTGACGAACCATCAACCTGTACGGCAGAGTTGTAGTAAGCAGTGCCTCCATTAGTCACTAGAAAGGCACAGGTTAAGACTTCGCCTGTAGCCATTGCAGTATTCAGTGAAGTACCAGAAGAGGCTCTAAAGTTGACTGTGAAGTTCCCAGAGGCATTCGTTGTGTAGTACAAAACACCTTGGGTTGTAGTATCAAAGTTAATCGTGCCTGTTGCTGCTGTTGCTGATACCGTGATTGTCTCAACAACACCTTGTAGCTTTGCACCGATTTGTGAAGATGTAGACGCTAGAGAGAGTTGTTTGGCAAAGGTTGCAGCCTGTGCAGAGGAAATCGTAAGGGCAAGCGTACCTCCAGTCTTGACCTCTAGGATGTCTGTGTTGTCAGACGTAATCGAGGTTCCAGCGGTAGCTGCATTAAGGACGTTAGCCATTGTTGACCTCTACCCAACTTGTCGTTGCTTCATCCCACGAATACATCTTACCGTCTTGAGGCATCGCTACTGGAGCTTCCCACTGAGCATTAGCGTTTAATAGCCAGCTAGCAAAGGGCTTAGGCGGCACAAACGCGTCAATGTCTGCTCGGTAGGTGTAGCCAATCCCTGCGTAGTTCTTTCTGATGTTGCCGTTGTAAGAGGTCTGCTTCCACGTCCCACCGAGAATCTTCTCTAAATGGGCAGCACCGATGTGTTCTTTCTCCACGCCAAACGCATCAGCCGTGTCCTTGTTATCAACAACGACAACCTGAGTAACAACATTGTTCTCGTCAATTTTTGCAAAGTGACTCATCTAAGCCTCCAGCCTTAAGCCTGTTAAATCCATCTCTTCCCCTACGACACCGACAGGGAAGGTATTAAAACTAAGTGAGATTCTTGTGTCCTCGCCTTTGACCTCTGGAACCATGTGAGTCAAGGACGAAGGAAAGAGAATCAGTCTGCCTGCATAAGCCTCAAACCACCAACTCTCAGAGTTATACGGGTTCCATTGGTCAGGAGGAAACTTGATCTGCTGCCAGCCATCTTTGTAGAAGTAAATCCTGTCATCAGGGTTAGTCTGAACGTAGAACACACCTGAGATGTAACTATTAGGATGAGCGTGTTTGTGGTGGTACTGACCTTGCTCTGAGTAGTTGCACCAGCTTTGCGTGACTCTCAGACTTACATTGTGCTTAGGATTGACTGTGGACTTAAAGTATTCGCCGACAGCATCCTCGATGAACGAACGTAGGTTTGTTAGTACAGGGCTACGAAGTACGAAGTTATCAGTGCTTGTCGTATTTCCCTGATTCGGTCTTGTCTCAAGCTCACGGATGAAGAACAACTCCTCATCGCTTAATGGGCGACCTAACTCAGCAAATCCAACAGGTGTCGGAAACAGATTATGCAATTGCATCTTCAATTTCCTTTTGTTTGATGCCCATCTCTTTGAGTTGCTCGTCGGTGTAGATCGTAGGGATGCTGTCCTCAAACTCCTTGATCTTGTCTATCACCCAATAAACTTCCTCAATACTCGGACAAGGTCTAGGATCATCCCAACGTGTAAAGACGTTATTGCTGATTTCCCACTTAGCACCCGGACGAAGCAAGTGCATTGCTGTGTCAATCCCCAGAAACCTAAATACCTTTGTTGTCATAGACCCTCTTATTGATTTATTTTTATGATGACGATACCGGAGCCGCCGTTTGTTGCTACATCATTATTTGGGTTTAGCTGCCCACTGCCGCCACCAGCCCCGCCTCCGGTATTTGTAGTTCCTGGCGTAGCGGCGGTTAATGTAAATCCGGAACTAACTCCAGCAATACTTCCATCCCCGCCGCCACCTTTTTGTGAAGTAGTTGATGTTCCTCCACCTAAACCCATTGAATACCCAGAACCATTAGCAACAGCTCCACCACCACCGCCAGCATAATATATGGAAGAGCCGGTTATACTAGATGCCGTTGCCGCCCCACCATTACCACCAACCGTCCCACCATTTGCTCCGGCCCCACCAGATCCGCCGCCGCCGCCCGAACCATAATTACCGCTAGAGCCAGCAGTAGATCCTCCATCATAGCCCTGTCTTGCGCTAATACCTGTTCCGCTTAAAGCGCCTGTAATTGTTGTGCTTGAAACAGTTTGGCTTGCGCTAACAGTATATGTTCCCGCTCCGCCTGTTCCTGTTCC